GGCCAGTGCGGCCGCCGTAAACATCGGGAATTGAACCCGCCCGGTTATCTTTTCAGTACCTGCCATAGCGTCAGTTCATTCCGGGGATGGTACACTGAATGACGAACGTACTCTCCTTGAACTCGTCGATGGCCGCTTTTGCCGCCGCCTCTCCGGCACCCTTCGGGTCGTAAAAGTTGTCGTATGACTTCTTCAAGTCGGCCGCCAGTTTCAACGACAGCACGGAGTAGTTGAGCTTGATTACGTTCGACTCCGTCACTTGGATATACTGGTCGTCGCCCGTGTAGACATCGACGAGATCCTGCACGGGCAGGTACTGCGGGGTGTTGTTGTTCTGGAAGAGGAACTCGATGTACTTGTCGCCGACCTTGGCCCCGGAGTAAGGCGAATTGGCCGTCGTCACGGTCTTGATTGACGAGCCGCGCAGCACCTGATCGAGCGGGATGTTGATCGGCACGCCGATACGGCTGCCGTTCCGCGTGAGGTAGTAGGTCGCGGCGAACCCACTAACCGTCGGAGCTTTTTCCGTGCTGTATTCGGGCAGGTCTTCTTCCATGACGATACGCCCGGTGTAAGGTACGGCCGCCACGGTTACGGTGCCGTCGGACTTGAACGTGATGGAAGCAGTAGCGAGGAATACCGTGCGACCGCTGTCGTCCGAGGCCATGCGGATAGTATCGATCAATCCGGTGACGGCCGAAGCGGAAACCTCGGTGATGGAAACGAAACCGCTTATAGAATCTTCGATCTCCTGCACGGCGACATTTTGTGCGACCACAACGCATTTTTTGTTGGCGTTGATCGCCGCGACGATGTTTTTTGCGACTTGTCCCTGCGGGTTGAGTCCTTCGGTCGGTGGATGCAGATAAGCGTTGTAGTTGAAGGTAAATACATCCGCTTTCTCATTCCAACCTGTAATCTGGGCATCCGTCACAAGTCGATGCGAGGCATCGGCCATGAGCTGCGCAAGAGAGGTGACATTTGCCCAGCCGAGTGCCGACCAAGTCTTTGTGCCGTCGCCGACCTTGTATTTCAACGGAGATGTACCCCTTACAAGTCCGTACTCACCGTCGAGCAGGACGGGGTTTGCCTCAGTCCATTCGGCCTCGGTACCTGTTGTGAATTTGATGCGTGACTTGAGCAGGATTTCCTGCAATACCGCTAAAGTTTGATTTTCTGCCATGATATTGTGTATTTAACTGTTGCTCTTCAGGTCGGCCGGGCTGTATCCGCCGAGGATCAGACGGTCGTTTTTTTTGATGTAGTCGCCCGCGGATGCCACTGCGGGGAATCTATCGTATCGTTTCCTTGTTACGATGCCGTCGGTTCTATTTACCAGATAGTAGATTTGGTAAATTTTGATTGTTCCGTCTTCCTCCGATGTCTCGAATATTCCTGTAAATAACTGATAGCCCCCGTCTGCTTTTTGAACTTGAATAATAGATTGTTGGGGGAGTTCCGCCCTTTCTTTTATGTAGATATTCGCCGTAATGCCTTTTTCGAGCTTTTCCATAATCTTGAGACAGGTGGCCGGATATGCAGAACTCGTGAGGTCGATAATATCGTATGAGGCATTGATTATCGTGGCAATTATCGCCTCTCCGTAGGCTGTCTGCTTAAAATTGTCTGATGGGCCAAACCAAAGGAATAGCCCTGTTTTGGCGGGGAAGCATATGCTTTTTATCTGATTTAAAAAATTATCATCGGGGATTGTCAAGGTGAGTTCCCGGCGAAGCTCTCCTTTGCACATGCGCCTGCGCGATAACGGGATGAATACTTCGAGCGAGTATTCATCAACCTGACGGCAGTCTTTGTAAACTCCGTCAATGCGGGACGCTTTGAAGTGGGTTGCTCCATCTGTAAAATAGTCGATGGTGAAATCGATTCCCGCGTCCGGAATTGCCGCTTTTACAAGAGTACCGTCACTTTGCCGTTCATAGAATGTTTCTATGTAGGTAAGGTCGGTAAGTATGTTCCAGCGTCTATACGATGTCATGGTTCTTGTTTTATGCAAAAATATTTGATTGCTGTCGCTGCGGAAAGGACAACTTTATTCCCGCCGTATTGATGGAATTTGCCAGAAATCGGTCGGGAGTTCAGGTTCCGGAAGTTCTGCCCGGTCATAATAATTGGCTTCATCTTTTTCTGACAAATGGTATTTGAAGGTGTAGCTGTTTAGGGCGGCCTCTTTGTGTTTGACTTCGTACTCCGTGACGATTATTTGTTTCCACTCCCCGTCTGCGTATAGGTAGCGATTGCTGGAGTGCAGAAACTCCTGCCATTGCCGGGCTATGCTGCTCGAACTGATGTAACCTGTGTTTTGCTGCCAGATTGATGTGTAATCGTTGCTTAATTCCGCTTCGCGGCCTTGATTGATGAACGTGTCGACCTCGCCTTCTGGAAGTAATGTCGAAAGTCCGGATGCGATTATCGTGTCGAATCCGCCGAGCGAGTTTTGGAATAAGAAACAGCGGTCTCGAAAGTTGCCCGACCGCAAAATATATCGCTGGGCGAAAGGGTAGTTCTTTGCACCTGCCGTATCGGGTTCAGAGACGGAGTTCGCTCCCAATCCGTAGATGTCGTATGCAATCGGTGTCAGTTCTTCCGAAACGCAGATATTACGCCAGAGTAGCTCGAACGAAACGTTGATCCGGACGATGCCTTCTTCGGATGCTGTGAAAATGTCCTGTGTGCGCTCGATTCCTTCGGCTGTATATAGGCGCGACTTGATTCGCAGAAATTGCGGATCTCGATTGAGTTTTACCACCGATAACCATTGCGGTTGCCATGCCGGCATGGTGACGATTTGCCCTTGCCAAGTCAGAAAGTTTCTGGCCCACCAATCCAGCCCTACTTTGCGAGGAGCTGCGACCCCGCCGGCAATGACCTGAAAACGATATGTTTTGGTTGTCGCCGTGTCGGTCAGCGTTATATACAAATATGTAAAGTCGGTAACGCCGGTTTGTCGTGGAAATTCACATTCCAGCAGGGTATGGACGATGTCCCGCAGGTTGATCGTTATCAAACTCTCTGCATCGTAATAAAGCGTCAGTTTGTCACATATAGTTGCATCATCAAGTCTTACTGTCATGTAAACACAAGTCAGGCTTGAATTTTTGTTCCTGATGATCATTTTCCCCAAATTCTCAGAAAACTGACAAATTTCGGGCTTCTCGATTATTTCGAAGGTATCTACCATTGGCTCGGCTTCTATTCTCGGACAAAAATATCTACATGACGCGCGGACTGAAAGGACATTACACTTCGACCAACTCCGCATTCGAGTGAAGGATATCGTGAGTGGTATTGCCGGTTATTTCAAGGGTTTTTATCAAATAACGCACGTTGAAGACCAACACTTTGACCCAGAGGCGTAGGTTTGCAATATCTGATGCGGTCAGGTTGAGATCGACTTTAAGCATTTCTTTGTCCCGTGCCAGCCACTCCGCGTAGGGTTTATGGAATCGGTTGTACAAACCATTTTCCCCTCCAATCGCAAGGGAGTACTCGCTTCGGTCTTCGCTGCCAGCAGAAAGGTCGGGAATACCGCCCTCGAAATAATATCCTTTATCCGAAAAATTATTTTTGATCAGCAAGCCGATATACACTTCTGACGGGCGATTGCCGCCTGCGGTGGGAAAATCTACAATAGGAGTTATGGCGTTCAGTCCAATTGCTTCTTCGATCGATCCGTCAGCATGTATTTGCTTTGACGGGTATACGGCCAAAGGAACGCATTTCGGACATGTGAAGTCGATCGAACAGTCGTAGTTCTGATCTTCCGAGTCGGCAGCCGGTTCCATTTTCGTAAACCCGGCTTGATGTACGATATCCAGAGTGGCTATTGGTGTCGTATATTTGTTCCATGCGGCACCGCGTCCTGAATAATAGAGCAGAGCGTCGATTTTCTTACCTGAATAGATATCCCCGGTTTGGGCCAGTCTGATATTTTTATAGTCGGGAGACACCCTGTATTTGTCGATGATGTCCTGCAGAGAATAGCTTTCGATAATCTCATCAGTTGGCTCTTGGCCCAAATCCTCTTCGTAGGACTTGGTGTAGTTGTCATCCTCGTTACGGAATGCGAGGGTATAGCCTTTCTTTTCATAGGCGGGGAGCGAATAATTGTCGCTGACTTTGGCCGTCCAGTCTACAAATTTATTGCTTGCGAGAATCGACTTGTTACTCATCAGGAAATACTTTTTCCCGGAAAAAAACAACGTGCAGCAAGGTATTTTGAGTAGACTGATAAGAAAATCGCTCAAGTCCATGTCCGGCATCGAGTCGGCAAGATCGAGCGTACATTGGGTAGGATATAACCCCGGCCGGGCACCGGGCGATGTATCTTTTACCCCGTATCGGTTGTCGTATTCGGAACTTTTGTAAAGTCCGAGGATCGCTAACATATTGAGGAGTTTTTCGAGTTCCGGTTCCCCCAGCTCTAACTCCGGAAGGATTTTATCGAGGATATAACGTACTTTGATCGCTGGGACAACATAAGGCCGGGTGGTGTAAAGCCAGTTCGCATATTTATCGACCGTTGAGCATTCTGCTTTCGTCGGCCCCGACGTCACATACTCGATCGAGGCGCTCATTGCCTTGCGCATAATCTGGGGCAGGCCGAACTCGTCATATAGTCCTTTACGGGCGTTTTCTACCATCGTCGAGAATTTGATGTCCTCAAATCCGGAGAATGGGATGTCGGTCAGCTTTCCTGTGACGATGTGGTCGAATTCAGCCCCGACGAATGAGTATTGTAAGGACTTATCGGAGTAGTCGTCATATTTCAGTTCACCCTGAAATGCGACTATGCCATTGAATAACGCCTCGCAGGCGGCAGTCTTGCGTGACGGCCGCCGCCGGATGCCGGGTGTGAATCCGAAAAATTTGCAGTTTTTCGGCGACAGTTTGAATTCAACATTCGTGGAAACGGCCACTGGCACCCTGTCATCTTCAAAGATTGGATTGTCCAGCGTAAATGTCACATCCTGATCAGGCTGTACATCGAGGATTATGCCCTCGGATCGGAATTGTATCATCGTTTTTTACCTCCAATTTGCCCACGTTCCCGCGTGCGGTTGTACTCTTTCATTTTCGCAACGATTCCGTTCTCGCCCAGCATTGTCACGTAGGCAAGAATCGGATTCTTCAGCACGTCGCATAGACGATCGACGGCCGCGATGAATTTGCCGGCCGTGCCTGCGTCCAAAGAGGAAAGCCCCGTGTCTGTTGTGTCGAATGACGGGATATCTCCTGTTGGGCCACCGGATACGAATCCGGGTACCGGTGTATTTTGCCGGTATACGGCATTGAAATCGAAGCTGCCGAGTGTCCCCTGTCGGCGGGCCGCTTCGATCGTGTTCAGTACGGGAATCAACGAGGGGTTATCCATTGCGGCCGCTGGAACGACATACTCCTTCCCGTTTTCCGATACCAGCACCGTCGGCGATGAGATGAAGCCTCGTTTATCCGGAGAATAACGGGCGTTGAATTTTTTGCCGTCCTGCATCCGCTCGATGACCTGACCACCCTCTTCGGCACCGGTCGTTATTGGGGTTGATGCAATCATAGCGATTTGTGCAGCACCCATTGCAGCGGTAATTGCAGCCATAATATAACCAGCAGGCGGGCCTATTGATAAAGCCGCCGTAACGCCCAATGCCGTATTTATAATCGCCTTAGTAAGGCTCATGGCCTTTTGTCGTTTTGCCTGCTTGAGCTGTAATTCCTCTTGTTTGGCTTCGAGATCTGCAGCCATTCGATCCTCCTCTGCTTGGGCTTGCTCTTCGGTCATCAGTCCGGCTTTGACGCGCTTCTCGTTGGCTTTTTTCTTCTTATCCTGATTTTTCTGATATTTCTTTAATTCAGCGTTTTCCTTTTTGGTCATCATATTGTCGTAGGTAGTATATACCTGCAGCGCCATTTCTGTAGCTGCACAAATCGCTGTCATGGCGGCATGTATTGCATACAATTGATCTTCTGTTGATCTTGCCTTACCTTCAATTACATCGAAGAATTTTTCCCAGTCATCTTTAGATAAACCCATAATTATTGGGTTGTCAGTAGCGAATGAAAATGTCTTTTCCTGTTCGGTATTGATGGTTTTCATTAAGGCCAAGAAAGCCGCTTTGATATCCGCGAAGCGGTTGACGAGCTTTTGTTTCTCTTGCTCCGAAAGGATTTTCGTGTCAAGCTGGATGCCGTCGAACATTCCGGACTCGATGAGCGTTTTTAATTGAGCAGAGAGTTGAGTCAGGTGTTCGAGTTCCAACCGGGACTCTTCTTCCGCTTGGGCCTTCCGTAGCTGTTTACGTTCTGCGGCCGTGCCTTGGAAGTCGATAAGTTCCTGCTTGTGGCGATTCTTGAGTAGTTTCTTTTGTAGCTCATGGGTTTCCTCTTCCCTTTTCAGCCGATCGTCGATCTCGTCGAGCCGAATTTTGGTGATGTTGCGCTGGTGTGCTTTCTCCAGAGCCTCCAGTGCCGCGGCGTTGCCTGCGTACTTCTTTTTCTTCTGTTCGTAGTCGGCGTTCTCCTGCTTGATCCTGTCGGTTTCCGACTGCTGGAGAAGTTTGTTTATCTCCTCTTCTTTGGCTGCGGCCGCCTTCTTCTGTTCAAGTCGTTTGTCGGCGAGTTGGTTCTGGATTTTGAGCCGCGCTTCACCGTCATCGACATTTTTCGCAAGGCGCTTCTCCAGCGCTGCGATTTCCAGTTTCAGCAGCTCCTCGTTGAATTGGGACGCGGATACGATTTCTCCGTTCTGATATTTCTCCTTGAGCCTCAGCTTCGCAGTCAGGAACTCTTTGTCTTTTTCGAGCGACCACTTGCCCGGATCGTCCGGGTCGGTGGGCGTTGTGTTCGTGGTCGTGGAATCCTCTGTCTTGAGAGGTGTTTCGACCTTGCCGTAAATGGTGTCCAGCATCGAGAGGGCCTGCTGCCCTTCGCTCACGGTATTGCTTAATTCTGTGGTGATTTTTCGTATTGCAGTATACCGGCCGTGAGGATTCCACCTCGAACCGGTGAAGTTCATTCCCAGATTCTGCAGTTCCTTGTTAAGGTCGTAAACTGCCTGACGTTGTTTTGCAGAATCGTCTCCGGCCGCTTTTATCTTACCCGTGAAATCGACAACTGCGGCGGCGATCAATCTCTGCTTATCGGCGGTGAGCGACGATTCGTCGCCCCATTCTTTATACTTGGTCGTGATTTCGGCGATCGCCTTTTTCATGGCTGTCATCTCATCTCCGGCGATGCGTTCCGCTTCCTGCTGCCGGAATTTGAGCTTGATGTTCTTTTCCAATTCGGTGTTTACCGACTGAAGCGCGATGGCGATATCCTCGTTGGTGCTTTTCTCGGTGAGCAGCTTCGGAAGGTACTTGCCGTACCTCTCGTTGATGATCATGATCGCTTCGGCCCGTTCGCGGCTCCCGGAGGCTGCGCGGGTCGCTGCGTCCTGCAATTCGTTGAGCTTCCGTTTCTCGTTGTCGATTTCGACCGCGGCTTCGGCGGCCATGTTCCTGACCTGCTCGTGGGTTTTGAAAATCTTGTCGCTGAACAGAGTTACCGCACCGATGGCGACTGAAATTGCTGTCGCAATCCAACCCCACGGCCCGGCCTTGACGACGCTGTTGAATACCTGTGTTACCAGCGTTGCCTGCTTCGTAATGGCGATATACGCAATATGAGCTGCTCGGTAAATCACCATCGCCTTGTGTGCAGCAAACATTATGGTTTTGTAGGCTGCGACGGCCGCAACGATTGGGATAATCGCTCCTTTTGTCTGGTATAAGAATTTCACAAGACCCGTCAGCGCCTTCAGAAAGGTTACGGTGATCGAGGTTGTCGAGGTGAATGCCGGATTCAGTGTTTCGCCGAGGAGTACGGCCTGTTCATGGAGCGCTTTCTTTTGCTTTTCGTATTGGGCCGTGGCACTTTCGTTTTTGGTGTTGAACTCTTCGATGACAGATGTGCCGGTTTCGAATGCATGATTGGCGATTTCCTGCTGCCGACGCAGCTCGTCGGTATTGGCCGCCAGAACGCCCAAGACCTGCACGCTACGTTGCCCGTCGAGTTTCATCGAGTTCAGGGCGTTTACGATCGACTGCATGCCTTGTCCAGACTTGCCCATACCCTCCAAAACGCGGATAAATGCCTCGTTCATATCTTCGCCCATGAGCTTCTGAAATTCGCCGAGGCTCATCTTGGCAATTTTGGCAAAGACCTCTGTCCGCTTGTACATGGCGGTAATCACCTGCCCGTAGGAGGTGCCTGCCGTTTCGGCCTGCTGCCCCAATTTGTCAAGGGTGCCGGCGAGACCGAGGACGGACTGAATCGAGATATTTACGTTCGGCGCCGTACCGGCCGCCCTTTTTGCGAAGTCAACGACAAAACCCTCGGCCGCCGTGGAGGCCATGCCGATTTCGTTGATTGCCGAGCCGACCTTGAGCATACTCTGCTCGATGCCGTATTGTTCTCGGAGGTGGAAAATATCGACGAGTTTTCCGATCTGCTGGATGGCGGCTTCGGCATTGCCGCCGAGGTCTCGGCCGAGGGCGACCCCGATTTTATCTCCGGCACGGGCGAATTCGATCAGATTTTGCTTTCCTTCGATACCGAGTTTACCCGCCACGCGTACTATGTCGAGCAGTGAGTTTAGGGGTGTGCGGGTGTCTATCTTCTTCAGTTCTTCCGATACTTCGCGGATCTCCGTTTTTGTTGTTGAAGTGGTCTTCTGGGCATCGGTCAGAGCTTCGTCATACTCCAGAAAGGCGGCACGGGCTTTCTTGGTGCCCATGACTGCAAACGACATTGAGGCGAATCCGGCCGTGATCGCGCCGAAGAACTTGCTGAACCCGCCGGCCATCCGTTGCACGACGTTCCCCGTGTCGCGTGCTGATCCTTTGAGCGTCTTGATGCGGGCATCGACCTGCTTTAATTCAGCCCGATATTTTTCCCATTCCGTTGTGCCCGGAATCGCATTGTTGAAAACAGCGCGTAGACGCCTTTGTTCTTGTGTCAGATCAGAGATGGTCAGAGTGTCCAGCTTCATCTCGGAGCGAAGCTGCTGCATTTGCTCTTTGTTGGACTTGATGATCGCAGCATTTTTCTTGATTTCAGCTGCATTTTGCCGATATAATTCGGTATTCTCTTTCCCTTCGGCTTTAAGTCGACGCTGTTCCTGCCGAAGCTCGAAATTTGCGTTCGCGAGATCTCTTGTTTGTCGGCTTAAATCTCCGATCCGTTTTTGGGATTCGTCACCATTTACAATGATGTTGAGTCTTAAATCTTCATCCCGAATTGCTTTTCCCATATTCCTAATCCGTCAGTTGTTGCTTGATTTCTGCAACAACATCGTCGGTCAGGCCGTACATCAACCGGGAAGCAATCGACTCGTAGTGTCCGTAAGCGAAACGGGTGTGAATCTTGCGGGCACGCCGGACGAGCTTGGAACCATAGCGCAGAACCCGCATGTCGAGGAACCGTTCTTCGATCGTGTGCTGGTAGGTCATTGTCGCCGACATCTCGCCCTGTTCGGAAACAGACATAGAACGCTCATTGACCAGTCGGCCGGTGCGGGAGTGGAGCTTCGTTGCCAGCACTGTATTCTGGTTCTTCAGCCAGCGGTTCGATTCATCGAGCAAAGTGCGCCGTATGTACTCTCCTTTGACAGTCATTTGTTGCAGTTTGCAACAAAAGTAGCCGCCCGA